GTATTAATGTCCTAAATAATCGGTGAGTTTTCTCATCAAGTCAAGCGACTTGTTGGTTTCTTGCTTCTCAACTCTCATTTTTGTTTCCTCCTCAAGGTTCTCTTCATACTTGTTCCTATCTTTTTCGTCCAAGAAAAGATAAGCACCTGGTGTGGATGGTGAGGATACTAAGTCAAAACAAATAAGTTCAAAATCATCCTGAACCTCATTTTGTTCTCCTTTTTTAACAAGAGATCCAACACCTCTTGATGATACTCCCATTGTAACACCTTGTCTCATTAAGTTTGCCGCAATATCACCAGGAGATGAAACTATACCTCTCTCGTGGAAACCAGGTGTAGTAAGTAGCTTTAACTTACCCATCAACACGTGACCTTCCCACCAAATTTCAGTGATAAGGTGTGATACTCTTTCTAAGTCAATTAGAGATGATTCCGGGTGATTTAATTCGGATATAGATAAACCCTTTTGGATTGCCTTTTTATAATTGTCGGCCTCCCTTTTCAGAATTCTTTCAGGATATACACGACCATTTCTATTTGGTGTTCCATATTTTTGTAGTACTGCATAAAACTCAAAAGGCTTTGAATGTTCCAATTGTCCATAAGATTCTTTGATTACTGCCGCATTTCTACTATCCGTTGGTGATACATATCCTGCATCCCATTCTACAAGAATACCTTTACCCTGTTCATTTGGACCTAATATTTTCATAACATATTTTACAATAAATACATTATTCTTTTACTTTTTCCGTTTTTGTTTTGTGTAGATCAAAATATTTGCAAGTGTAAAGATCATCAACATAAACTGAAGATATGATTTGTTTGATTCTATTCCTTAATATTGGTGATTTGAAATCTTCATTTTTATTCTTTAAAAATAAAGTGATTTCCAAATTCATAAAACTTTTTTTACTTAGTTGTATACCGCTCGTTCTGAGATCTAAGTCTATAATATTGTGTTTTTCAAAGTGTATATTATCTACAACCTCCAATAGTGTGTGTTGTATTTGTCTTTTCAAATTTCCCGTAACTCGGGTCCAATTATCGAATTCCACCTTTGGTTCGACCCAAGTTTGTAATACTATGTATATGGATTTTAATTCTTTTGAATCTACGGTTCCATAGAAACATTTAGCCTTTTCGAAGATATTCAACTTCGAGGTTTTGCCTTTTTTCATTTATATATGACTTATTCATTTATTATTGTTAATACATTTTAATCAAAATAAACTCACTTGTCAAAAATTTAAAAAAAAAAGTTATATTTATGTTTATGATAATAGTTGAAGTTAAAAAAGGAGAGCCTATAGAAAAAGCCTTAAAACGTTATAAGTTTAAGGTAATGAAAACTCGTCAACTTGAAAAACTTAGAAGTCGTCAGGAATACACAAAAAAATCAGTGTCCCAAAGAGAACAAAAACAAAAGGCAATTTATAAAGAAAAACAAAGAGAGCAGGACTTATAATCCTGAACTTAATTGCTTAAGTTTGTATAAAGAAACCACATCATTTTTAGATTCTTTTACACGTGAGATTGTTGTTTCAATTACAACTTTTAACTCGTCATCTGATTCCTCATTTAACTTTTCCTGTAGTTTACCAACCACTTCTTCAGTTAAGGTTTTTACTTGATTTTCAGTTTCTTCTTTTGTTAGTGACAACAAAGATTTTAATTCAGATTTTTCCTCTTCAGTGATATTTGAATATTTTTCATTGAAAACGTTTGATGCAATTTTCAACATCGAAGATAGTGGAATGTTAACCGACTCTGTTTGTAATGTTTTTACTTCAGAAATCAAAACATTTTTAATTTCTTTTTTTGACTCCAAAACCTTATCTAAATTTCTGACAGATTCATTATAAACAATAGTATCAATATTTGAGTAATTGTTTTCATCTGATAAAAGTATATTGTCAATCCACTCTGATAATTTCTCGATGTTATCAGTATTTTTTTCGATTAAATTTTTTAAAATATCTGTGGATTCATTTACATAATCGGCAACAATTTCTTTATTAAAACTCGCGGGTTTAGATAAAGAATCGTAGATGAAATACATCTCGGAAATGTTTTTGTTGTCCAAAACATTCTTTTTAAAACCTTTCATAATGGTTCTAAATTCTGGTTTCCCATAGTGCTCGACTAAGGATTTTTCGATTGATGTTTTAATAGTACCGAATGATTTCATATTGTTAATTTTAATATAAATACTTAGTTATTTAATAACTCATTCAATTTACCCTCAATTTCCTGTAATGATTTCTTTCCCTTGGATAAATCCAAAGTCTGACGACCAGTGATGTCATTTTCTTCTAAAACTAAATTTAGATCGTTTTTTCTAAAAGATTCAGGAGTAACTTCAGCACCTCCAGCCTCAGGTGTTTCCGTACCACCACCAAATTCAGCTCCGAAATCGGTGGGTGGAGTTTCTTCAATTCCTGTTTCAAAACCAGTATCTGATGGTTCAGTAACTTCACCATCAGGTTCTTGACCTGCTGCAGGTGCAGATTTACTACCATATAGTTTGTCGATGTTACTAAAGAGACCTGTACTTGTAATAACTTCTGGTGTTTTTTCAAGTTCAGCAGCAACCGCTTTTTCAATTCTTTGTTGCTGAATATCAAGTTTAATTTCCTCATCAGAAAATCCTAAGATGTGTTTCTTAGCCCAAGATGAAGATACTGGTTGAATTCCATTTCCTGGGTCTGATACAGCATCTTTGTAAAGTAAAACTTTTTCTTTCCAGTTCTCAATCTTCAACAAATCTGCCTGTGTGGATGGGTTTGTTAAACCTAAAGTAAAGTTTGTCAATTCATCTTCAAAACCAAGAATAAATAAGTGTATGATTGCAATCTTGTTCAATTCTTGAATCATAGATTTTTGAATCCTGTTGATTGTTCTTGCAAATCTAATATCCTGTAACGCTAAGTTTTTACCATCACCCACAACCTCTTCAAAACCTAAGAATGCTTTAGGAACACGTAGAGAAGTTAATAATTTCTTTTGAATGTATTCAATATCCGCAATTTCTGAAAGATTGGTTGCACCCGGTAATGTATCAATAGGATTAGGAGCATTTGGATCACGAACAGGAATAAAATAATCCTGATCAACTGCCATCTGATTGTATCTCATATCAACATTACCACTCTGCTTATCAACAATCTGATCACGTTTAAATTGGTTGGCAACTCTGTTTACATATGGTTGAACGTCAGCGTCATCCATATTACCTACAAATATCTTAAAAACTCTTCTTTCAGGTGCTCTCGATGTTCTATAGATCAACATCGCATCTTCAAGCAAAAGTAATTGTTTCCAAATACGTCTACCTTTTTCTAACATAGAAGTACCATATGGAAGTTTTCTGTCATCACCTAATAATCTGAAGTGAGCAATCTCCCAAGTGTTAAATTCCATATTCTTGTCTTTCCAAGTGAATTTAAGGGCATCGTTCTCCAGTGGTTGTGACGCTTTACCTTGAGTAAATAACATACCTCTTTCCAATCTTTCGACTTGGTAGTTAGGTAGTTGGTGCGCACCCATAACACCTTTTTCAGGATCTAATTTTAAATAGACAAAATTGTCACCAAACTTACAAGTGTTTCTTGTCCACATCGGTAAGTTAGTGTTGATATCCAATCTATTGTTGAATAGATCTCCAAGAATACTTTTGATTCTTTTAGATTCCGAGTAAATTTGTAAAATAAATCCATCTTCATTTGTGGTTGTAGACTCTTCTGCGTATATATCTAACGCGGCAGAAATTTCAGGAGTATATTCCATTGACTCATAGTCATAGTACGCGGCCAATCTTGTTGGTTCGTAGTATACTGCCTGTGTATATAAGTTATTTTCAATCTTGGTCCATTGTTGACCCAAGTATAATGACTGCTGTGCTTGGAGTTTTTCTCTTTCGTATTCAGTCTTATCAGGAGTTTTTAACAACTCCTTTTTATCAAACTTATATATCGGGGCTTGTTGGTCTAAAGTAGAATCAGGACCAAATACCTGACCTAACCTTTGCCAAATCGTTAAATTATTTTCCGCCATCGTATATTTTTTCTAATAAATAGTAAGTTATACCCAATTAAATTAAAGTTTTTGTCCTCCGAATAACCAAGAGTATTTTACATAATCTTCAGGTCTTTGTGAATTATTTGGGTTATTTGTACCCCACGCCGGCATTACAGGAACCCCAGGATTAAAATCCCTTGACATACCAGCTGGTTTGTTTTCTTGTACTGTCCAACTCTCTAACATAGATTTTGTTTGAGCCTCCGCCCTTTCCAAAACACTAAAAGAGTTTTCAGCAACATAGATTGGCATTGCACACGCCATAATAAGGTCATCGTGTTGTCCCTTTAAGTGGTCAGGTCTACCATTAACATAAACAAAGGTATTAAGTTCATTCAACATTCTTGATGAACGTATTTTAAATCCGTGACGTAAGGCTTCCTCAAATGCCGCAACAATCTGAACTCGTTTTGAGTTGAAGTTTATACCGGGAATTTTATCTTCTAATTTTGGGTTATACTTCCACTTGTCGGCAATATTAACACCATCCACATATAAACTTTTATACCCAAGTTCTTGCATTTTTCTTGATGTGGATACCCCCATACCTCCGGTAATATCTATCACAACAAATGCAGAATACATCGTAGCCCATTTCATAGCAACCTCAGCAGCAATATCAGGTGGAATCTTACCAAGATATTCCAAGACCTGTTCCCTTTCATCGAAATCAATAATGCAGAATGTTGTGAAGTCTTCAGAATCACCTCTTGATACGTCAATACCCATAATGTACCTATGATTATCCTCAGGCTCTTTCCATTGCCATATTGCACCACCCATAAACTTGTTTACAGGGGGTTGGATGTCTTGATCTTTCATACGTTCGATAACATCAGGTGGTATTACACTATCACCCGATCCCAAGAAGTTACACTCCAATTCCTGTGCAATTTTTCTTCTATCAAACTTAAGTTTTTTGGCCATAGATTCAAACCAAGAAGAATATGGT